TTTAATTACCCCCCCCCCCCCGAGACAGTTCACGTAAACTTGCCGATACTGCCGAAGGGTTGATTTTCATCTGATCCGCAATGTCACGCGCCCTATAATAAGTATTGGGTGTTAGGTTTATTAAAACTGCATCGGATAGGGTTTTCATGATTAGGCTGCCTGCTGATATTTAGTGAAATCTGCTTCAAGAAGCCACTTATGCGCAAGCATTTCATCAGCACCAAAAGACTTTGCTACAGCCTTAACCAAATCATAAACGCCAGGCTCTACGCCTTGAAAGTGCTGGATATTTACTGAGGTTTGGCTTCCTATAACAAAAGAATCAATGTGACCAACTCCTGCACAAAGTCTGCCGACCCCACTAGACATATCTAATGCGCCTAATGTCTCTTGTTTTGCATCTGTCTGCTCTTTCGCTAAGTCAGCTAACCGTACTTTCTCAAGTACAGCAGCATTAGCTTCTGCAATGATCTTAGCTTCACGCCCTGCTTCAAGTTTTTTATGGTTATCAATTCTTGATTGAACAAGCAGCTTGAAATCATCAATTGGCTTGAATATGATTATTTGCAGATCAATAAATAAGAACTCATATCCTTCTGCATTTGATTTCATCCATACTTGTTTGGAGCGAATTTCCATGTCTATTGCGCTTGCTTCCTGCTTTGACTTAGCAAGAAGATCATTAACAGCACTTTGCATGCTGGTAAGCGTTTTCTTACTTTTGATTGCACCTGAAAAATCAGGGCTTGTATTTGGTATAAATAGTGGATGAGTACCTTCGCGCAAATCTTCCAAGTGCTTTTGATATGCATCTTTAGCTTTATTGATAATTTCTAGCTTGCGATTCTCTTTCTCTGATTTAACTAACTTCTCGATCAGCAAGCGCTTGTCTCTCAACTGCTCTTTTAAGTAGTCCATTGTGCGCATGAGCTCATCAATGCTGGCTGTCTGTGCAATGGCTGATTTTTTAGTAAGCTCGATGTTTTCTTCTGCATCTTTACAAAATTTAGCCGTAGCTTCTGCATTAGCAAAGTCATCATCGGTGACTAATTCAGTATTGATGCTTTCAATAAATGCTGTAGCAGCCGTTTTAAATTCAGCCAGGTTAGATAGCGTCACCTCGCCTTTAATCTGAATTGCTAGGCTAGGTAGCGCCATGATCGCCTGTGCTTTTGGAGCTTCTTTTACTTCTGTTACAACATGGTTAGCTAGATCAACTTCAAATTGCGCCCATGCTGCAATAATTTCTTTTTGCTGCAATTCATTTGGATAAACCCAAACGCCAGCAGTACGCTCTTCTGTACCATCTGATATAGTGAAAAACAGCTTCTCAGCGCCAGTGCAATATAAAACCTGTTGACATTGCGCCCAGTGAATTTCTGGCAATTCGCCATTTTTAACTTGCTCATAATGTGTTGCATTAAATTGTTTGTTTTCCCAAGCAATATCTCCCATATAACTAAGTCCGTCACATGATGCAGATAGCTTTCCAAAAGCATAGGTAACGGCAGATAGCTCTTCGCCAATCATCTTTTCAACAATCGGTCTTGCTAACGCCTCTACTGCATGACCTTTATCGAAAATCTTTTGTGTGAAAGTATCGACCTCTGGCACTAATCCAGTTTTCTTTTCATTCAAAAGTTGTGTTCGTGTTTTGTATGGTGACGTTCCAAGCATGGCACTTGCTTCACTTGCGCCAAAATGAGTAGCTCTAAATGAATGCCAAGCTTCAGATCCTTGTTGCAAATTCATTAATGTACGTTCCATTATTTACTCTCGCTTTCCGCTTGTTCGTAAGCGCTTGCAAAGTCATCAACTGTTACCGCTTCGCCTTCAATAATTACCGGCACTGCCCATGAAGCAACCTCTGATTTTTGTGCACCTGTCATCAAAGCTCCTTTGCCTTCTACCCATGAGATAAAGCCTTCAATCGTTTTCTTACCCTGTGCTACTGATTCACGGTATTTATCAGCGATTGTTTTAAATGTCGCGTCATCAAGAACATTCGGTGGTGGTTCTGTTTTAGTAGTGCTATCAGGCTGCGGTGTAATGTCTTTCTCTGTAATTCTTCCAGCCTCATCTTCATCATAAATACCAGTGTAACCAAAGGCTAAACGTGCGCACTGGATTAGCGCCTTATGCCTCAACATACGCTTTGGGTGAGATTGCCATGGGCTTTTAACTTCATAGCCTGATTTGCTTGTGAAAGCAGGGCGCAAACACTCACTTAGGTATTCCGTTGTCTTAATAGGGTGGTTTCTATCTTTGCGATAAATTATGCAAGTGCATGATTCTTCATCTTGTGTAAATTCAAGGCCATCAAATTGTGGATGATCGTTAATAATCCTTGACCATCCATCAACACCAACAACTGGAACAATTCCATTCTGTTTATCTGGGAATGCATATATCTCTCTAGTCCAAGGATTTAACCCATATTGATTTGCAACAATCATAAGCGCTGTAAACTGCGCATCAGTTGCATCGCCCTTAAATGCAGTTGCTTTTAATGTGCTTATTAGTTCTTGGCCTACTTCACCCATCCCTAACTTTGCAGCCAAATTATTTGCTAATGTCATAACTGCTGTACTCATTTCATTCTCCTAAATTAAGTTTTAATGCCAACTTGACGCTTCTATAAATTGAATATTTCATTCGTCTTAACCATAAATAATCGTTAGTAATGTTTTTTATCTTTTTCAAAATATCACCCTTGAAATGTCATCAAGAATTGCTCCAATAACTACACTGATAATTAAAAACAATGTAGGCCATACGTCACTTAGCTTCATTGCATCAATGCCTTAATCTGTTTTTTTAATTTGAGTGATTTGCAAGTGTGTTGAATTGCATGATTAAGATAAAAATCAATCTTTGTTGTTCTAAAATTAAACATTGACACTTGTGCGTTACGCTTAGAAAGCTCAAGGTTATGATGCAGGTGCCATTCATACGATCCAAATAACATGATTAGGCTGCTTCTGGGCTTGAGCACATTTGCATACGGCGCATTTCTTGCTCAGCTCTAAGAGAAATTAAATTACTTGGCTTATGAACTAATCTAAGGCCACGTGATTGAATATCAGCAACAGTTTTATCTGTTGGCAATGCTGCAATCTTGTTTGAATTTACGATTAATTGCTGACTAGCTAAACCAAATTGCATGATGTTCATGATTTTCTCCATCCGTTTGTTGATGTGATAAATATAGCAAAGCTATATGTTAAAAGCAATAGCTTTGCTATATATTTTTTCATTGGGCGAAAAAAAACCTGCCGAAGCAGGTTAGAAGGTTTTATTTATTTAGTGGCAGTGATAGCCGCCAGTTTTTCTATCGTGATGACATCCGTTAGAATCTGTACCGCCAGAATGAGCAAATGCCGTGAGTGAAAATGCTAGAGCTAATACCATTAGTACATATTTCATAATTTACCCCTTAGTTTGCTAGATTAACAGCTCTAGCGATGCTGATTTTTATTCCATATAAAAAGTTCTTTCTTCACCAGTTTCATCATCTTCAATTTCAACGCGAGCGCCCCTACCATTTTTCGTTATAGATATAACTCTTCCGCTTCCATATTCGCCTTCTTCATAATCATAAAAATCTATATCTTTTCCTTGCCTTACTAGATTTCTCTTCTGTATTTCAATCTGAGACCCTGAATCCGAATCATATCCATCCCAAGCTATTGCTGAAGTTGGAATTATTGTTAAATAAAATATTAACCACTTAGCATTCATACTGACCTTGCCTATCCCAACATTGTTCTGGTGCAATATCTTCATATTCCTCTTGTGAATAAGTTGACTTTACCCATTTTTTCTCTTTTGAATCTTCCCAGGTTAATACTAAAAATCCTATGCAGTAATAAAAAATGGAGACGATTATAAAAATTATTAATCTATTTTTCTTTAAAATGCTAAATTTAGATATTGCCCAATCAATGATTGGGTAGGTTGGGATATAAAAAATCAAAACCAAAGCCAATGATGAAAATAGAATAAGCACGTTAAATTCTTACAATTTAAATCCGCACCAAAATGCTTGCCCTATAATTCCAGAAAACTCATGATCTATATAAATATCAGGGTATTTTTCATTGTGTTCCTTATTATGTGATATTGCATACCACACACCATTTCTTTGTACTAATTCTTTGATTAGATATTTATCGTCAATCCAGATTGCAAAATACTTATTCTTTACTGGTTCTCGTTTCGCTCTATTTAATACAACTATCGACCCATCAATAATATGAACATCATTCATTGAATCGCCTTGCACTGGAAAGCCAATTGCATTTTCAGGCTTACATCCAACTTGCTTAAAAAACTCAGAGCGAAATGAAATTTGTTTTTTTACATCGTGCGATGTAACTATATTCCCTCCGCCAGCAGAAAGCTTCAAGTCCATCATATTGATTAACAAATAATCATCGTCCGTATCGTTATCTATATATTCATTGGCCTTTTGAATTTCATCATGTAGGCGCTCACTAATATTAATTAGCTTGCAGCCAAATCCTTCTGCATATTTTTTTGCGTACTCTAATGATATTGGTCTTTCTGAAGTTAAGTGCTGCTGAATCATAGTAGGGTTAAGTCCATGCATTTTTGCAAACGCGGCTCTACTTTTTACAGATTCGAATCTTTTGGCTAAAGATTTCCCCTCTAAGTCCATTACTTCTCTTTTTACTAATTTTTTTGCGCTTTTAGCCATATAGCGATGCTATTAAAAAATATATATAGCATGGCTTTACATTTGTGTATAGCTTTGCTATATTAATATCTATGAATATAGATACATACTTAAAAGTTAAGAACATTTCACAGTCATCTTTTGCTGAATTAATCGGCGTATCACTTGGCATGGTAAATCAGTGGATTTCTGGACATCGACCAATATCACCAGAGAAGTGCGTAACCATTGAAAAAGCAACGCAAGGAAAAGTAACTCGTAAAGATTTGCGCCCTGATGATTGGCATTTGATCTGGCCTGAATTGGTTGATGCTGCATGAATGATGGCGAGTTAATTTTAAGTCTAGGCGGTGCGACAAAAGTTGCCAAGTTATTGAATTATGACTTGGGAAAAGGTGGCGCACAGAAAGTACATAACTGGATAACTCGAGGAATTCCTCCAAAAGTGAAACTGGATAACAAAGAAATATTCCTTAACATAACCTTGCAATCGAAAGGCACTTGTATGACTGAGAAAATTTCATTCTCTCGAACCAATAGATTAGGTGATGAAGTTGCAGAGCTTAGAGTTAATTCACCTAAGTATGTATTAGCTGTTGTTGATTCAGTTGCAATTTCTGAAACTAAATCATCTGGAAAGATGGTATCGCGTACTGACATAGTTAATCGCATCCTTTCAAGTTTTGTTGATCACAAGATTGATGAAGCTACTTTAATTAACCGTGCCATTAATGACCATCCTACAGTGCTGGACGAGGGTAAATCATGAGAACAGAAGTAAGGCAAAGCAGTATTGATGTTTACCACTCTCTGCAAAGTAAGTTTGGTGCGCAAACGTGCAAGATTATGGCGTTTATGAATGAAAATCCACAGCACGGATTTACTAGGCGCGAGATTGCAAAATATCTTTCGATTGAAACTTCTAGTGTGGCTGGGCGTGTTAATGAGTTAGTAAAAAATGGCGAGTTGGTTGAATTCCAATTAAGCGCAAATGCTCTATTACTGGCATTACTGCTATTTGTTTACGGTTGCCAGTATCTCAGAGCGATTTGTTTCAGGAAGTGAACTAAGTGTTTATAAATGCTGGCAGGGTCGTACAGCCCGTTATCGTGATTCAAGCCCACGTTACACGCCAGCACCTTATTAATGGTTTGATGAAAGGCTTGAAATGAGCGCAAAACAAGATATTTGGATGCCTCTGTATATTGCTGATTACTTGGCGGATACAACACGCTTAAATACAGAGCAGCATGGCGCATATCTTTTGCTGATTATGGATTACTGGCGCAATGGCGCACCGCCTGATGATGATGAAGTTTTAGCTAACATTACACGCTTGACCATTCAGCAATGGCGTAAACATAAGCCAACATTAGTAAAGTTGTTCGTACTTTCTGATGGTAATTTAGTACATAAACGCATTGAATCGGAATTACTTACAGCATCAGATAACGCTGAAAAATATGCTGAAAGAGCTAAAAAAGCAGCAGCTAAAAGATGGGGTAAGGATTCATCAAGCAATGCTACAAGCATACCTAGTAGCAATCCTAAAGAAGAGCTCGAGGATATGCTTGCCGATGCTACATCACCTTCATCTATTAAACCCAATGAACTAACACACAGTATAGAAACATTAACCAGTGTAGAGCCAACTCTTGCCGCCAGTGTGTGTATGGAACTTAAAAATCTTAACTACCTGGACATAAACCCAAGCCACCCTAAGCTTCAGGCAATGCTTGTTGCTGGCGCTACGCTTGAGGAGTTTGTCCACGCAGCGCAAACCGCAAAAATAAAAAAGTTTTCCTACGTGCTTGGAATGGTTGAGGGTATGCGAAAGCAAGCTGCCGCCGATAACGTCACTCAAGGTAATTTCAAAGAAGCTGCAACTGCTAACGCATGGAGAAAGACGGATGCAGGGATTATGGCAAAGGCGAAAGAGTTGAAGATCGGAACGCAGGGGATGGATAAGTTTGCACTGATTGCAAAGATTGACGCGAAGCTAGACCAGAAAAAGGCTGCTTAGTGGCTTGGGTTGAAGTAGATCAATACCATGCAAAAAACGGCAACTGGACAATGACTAAAAATGGAAAAAAAGAACTTGGAAATTTGAAGTTTGGTTTATTTGAAGGCGGTAAATTTAAAGCAGTCTGCAACACGCAAAAAGAAGCAGTAATGAAACATAAACAATTAACTGAGGAATTGAAAAATGAATGAAAAACAACTCGAAAAAGAAATTAAAGAAAAAGGTTTAAATGCACCGCGCCTAACACCTAGCCATATTGATTCAGTGATTTATGGCGCGAAGTTCTGGCAGCCAGAAGGAACAACTCTAACCGTATGTGCCATGCAGTTAACAAACGGAACTATGGTTGTAGGTGAAAGCGCCTGCGTAAGTGCTGAAAACTTTGATGCTGAAATTGGTAAGAACATCGCTTATGACAATGCGCGTCAGAAAATTTGGGCGCTTGAGGGGTATCTGCTAAAACAGAATTTAAACGGAGCATCAGCTAATAAAGGTGATATGCCTGATATTGAAGCCACCAAAACATTTAGCGATGCAGAAGCCTTAGAACAATTAAATAGCTAAAAATGTCTGATTTCACTATCACCAAGCGCGTTGACGTAGAACTTACAGAAACTCATAAAGAGGCTCTTTATCAGTACCTATTCAGCGTGCTTGGTGGTGTATCTGAAACTGATAACAAAGCATGGCGCAAGTTTTGGAAGCGCATTAATAATCTTGAAGTCGGTGAGATAGTCGATTTTGAGGCAATCTTCCCACGTAACGGCAAGTTTCACCGCAAGTTCTTTGCATTGCTTAACTTTGCATTCGATGCATGGGAGCCTGATCGCATCAATAAATCATACAAAGGCCAGCCAGTAGCCAAGAACTTCACGCGCTTTCGCAAAGATGTTTTAGTTCAGGCCGGTTATTACGATCAAACCTTTGACCTTGATGGAAACATGAAGCTTGAAGCCAAATCAATCAGATTTGCAAGTATGGATGATGAAGAATTTGAACGTGTGTATAGCGCGGTAGCTGATGTGATTTTGCAGAAGGTTTTAATTACTTACGCAGGGCGTGATGAGTTGGATGAGGTAATGAGCAAGGTGATTGGATTTCTATGAGTGCTATTACCAAATCGGCACGTGGAGAAGCATGCGCAGTTCGCATACCTGGTGTATGCAATGGAAATACAGAAACAACCATTTTTGCGCATATCAGCGGAGTTCGCTTCGGTCATGGGGTAGGAAAGAAAGTGAGTGATATTCACGGCGCTTACTGCTGCTCATCTTGTCACGATGCATTAGATGGCAGAGTTAAAACACCATACAGACGCGAAGGATTAAAGCTTATGCACTACGAAGGTGTTATTGAAACGCAGTTAAAACTAATGAACAAAGGGCTGCTGAAATGATTATAGAGTTACCTTACCCAGATATGGCGTTAATGCCTAACCGAAAAAATGGTAAGCATTGGACTTCGACAAAAGTAAGAAAACAAACCGCTATTAATTCAAGTTTTGTATTAACCAGGCAAGCATCAGTCGGTAAGAAGTTTTTACCAAAGCCAATCGCCATGATGGTGACTTTTATTCAAAACGATAAGCGCCATCGTGACCTTGATAACCTACTTGCTGCAATAAAACCAAACATTGATGGCGTTGCGCGCGCATTGGGCGTTGATGATAAGTTATTTGAGCCAATCACTATTAAGCGCGGTTACAACAAATCACAGAGTGCAACTATCTTGGAGCTTACGCAATGAGTTTGACCAATTACGAGAAGGTTGAAACAGAACTTTTACACACTTGGCAGCCATTAGCCGCTATTGCTTACCGAGCAGATTTACCTATCAGGACATGCGAGGCCATATTGGTTGACATGTACAACAAAGGGTTAGTTAAGTGCTCAAGGGTTAGGATTGATGGGCACAACAAGGTGCATCTGTTTAAGAAGGTGCAGATTATGAAGGTGATGGGTATTCATATGGTTGTTGATACATCGAATCAGGAGCATGCAGATGCTTAAAGGTAAGCAGCAAAGATTTGTTGACGAGTATTTAATAGACTTGAATGCAACTCAGGCCGCGATTCGTGCTGGTTATAGTGAAAAGACAGCAAAATCAATTGGTCAAGAAAACCTGACAAAACCTGACATAGCTCAAGCCATAAAAGACTATCAATTAAAAGCACAAAAACGCGCTGAAACTACACTTGACGACATACTTAATGAGCTTGATGAAAACAGACAGGCTGCGTTAACCGCTGAAACAGTTCAATCAAGCGCTGCAACCGCTGCAACAATGGCAAAAGCAAAGTTACTGGGATTTGTAGTTGAAAAGCAGAGCGTTAAACATGAAGGACTAATAGAGGTTGACATAGCCCCTAAATTATCAAAAGAAGATTGGATGAAAGCACATGGCTTGGTCGCCACAGCCGGGCACACAAAGTAGCGCGATTACTGCAACATTTGTTGATGAGCTATTCTTTGGTGGTGCTCGAGGTGGTGGTAAATCAGACTTTCTACTTGGTGACTATCTTCAGGATGTAAGCATAGGTGCAAACTGGCGAGGCATTATCTTTCGTAAGACATATCCAGAGCTTGAAGAACTACAAATGCGCGCTATGGAAATATACCCAAGCTATGGTGCAGTTTATAAATCTACGAAGAGCGGAGATTATCCTTTTGCAAATTGCTGGTACTTTCCATCTGGTGCAACGCTTAAGATGCGCTATATCGAAAATAATAAAGATGCAGATAACTATCAAGGCCATCAATACACATGGATCGGGTTCGATGAGCTAACAAATCATGCTACCGATTACGGTTACAACAAACTAAAAGCCTGTTTGCGTAACTCTGTTGGTATTCACGGGAGAATTAGAGCTTCTGGCAATCCGGGCGGTAAAGGTCATATTTGGGTTAAGGCTAGATTCATTGATGCAATGCCACCTTATCACCCATTGGAAGATGAGAATGGCCTTACTCGCATGTTCATTCCTTCTAAGATTTCAGATAATAAATACCTAAAAGACAATAAGCAGTATGTTTCACTGCTTAAATCATCCGGTTCAGCAGAGTTAGTTAGAGCTTGGCTTGATGGTGATTGGAATGTGGTTGCAGGCGCATTCTTTGATTGTTGGAATAAGAACCACGTGATTAAGCCATTTGCAATACCTAAAGATTGGACGCGCTTTAGGTCATTCGACTGGGGTTCAGCTAAGCCATTTAGTGTTGGATGGTGGGCGGTTAGCGATGGAGGATTGCATATCCCTAAGAATGCAATTGTGCGCTACCGTGAATGGTATGGTGCAAAGTCTGCCAATATTGGATTAAAACTCACGGCTGAAGAAGTAGCTGAAGGTATATCTAAGCGTGAGAAAGGTGATGATATTGCTTATGGTGTTGCTGACCCTGCGTGCTGGAAAGTTGATGGCGGCGCAAGCATTGCTGAGAGATTGATTAAAAAGGGTGTTAGATTCAGAGCTGCGGACAATTCACGCATCAATGGATGGGATCAGATGAGGCAGCGGTTTGTTGGTGAGGATGATGAGCCAATGATCTATGTGTTTGATACTTGCTTAGATTCAATCCGTACAATTCCACTATTGCAGCATGATGAGAACAAGCCAGAGGATTTAGATAGTGAAATGGAAGATCATGCTGCGGATGACTGGCGTTATGCTTGTATGAGTAGGCCATATCAGCGCATAGGCAAGAAGCGAGCTAAACCAGTTCAAGCTGGAACTATTGAGTGGGTATATAAAAACTCTACTGAGAAAAAAGAAAAGTCTAAATATCGCAGTTAACTATCAATCGCATGGATAAATTATTCATAAGCTAATCTCTTATCACTCGTTATTAAAACGTATTTTAGGAGATTATGAAATGAAAATTAAACAAACAGCGGTTCTTGCATCAGTAGTTGCAGGCGCAACAATTAGCACCACAGAAGCAGGCTTTCTACCTGGCATGATTGTGCCAGTTCAATATGCTTCACCAGCAGGCTCATTCGTTGGTTCAGCAGTTATTCAAACATCAGAAGATGGTACGACTTGGGCTACAGCTACAGGCGCATCAGCTATTACAGCAGTTGGTGGCGGCGTGATTCATATGGTTACGCTTAAACAGTTTATCCGCTTGAATATGACTGCATTTACATCAGGTAACTTGCAAGCTTCTATCTTATCTGACATCAACTAAATGTTAGATAGTTTTGATGACGAGAAACAGGGCGCAAGCCCTGTTGATGAGCGTGAGCAGAAGCATTGCAAGCGATTGCTTGATCGCATTAAATCATTTGATAGCGCATTAAAGACACGTGCTGAAGGCTGGAAAAAAGCACGCAATTATGCTGATGGTGATGTGAATGATGATGGTGACGATGGCTTAGTTCGCGTAAACCTTGTTGGTTCGATGCTTGAAACCATCCAGCCTGCTATTTATGCCAAAGCGCCAGAGATTACCGTTGAGATTGATGATCGTATCAATACTGAGCAATATCCTCTGCTCAATAAGTTTTCTAAGACATTGGAAAACTCACTCAATGTATTTCTCGTTAAAGATGCAAAGCTAAAGAAACGTGGCAAGACTGCGGTTCGTAGTGCTCTTACATCAACAATTGGCTACCTGAAAGTAGTTTATCAGCGTGAGAAGAAAGATGATCCTATCATCCGTAATCGCATCAATGATACTCAGGACAATGTAGAACGCATCAAGCTTCTGATTGAAGAAACCAAGCAAGAGGGTGGAGAGTGTGATTTATATGAAGCTAAGATGTTTGAGCTTCAGCAGCAGCTAACAGCATTAGAATCACAGATTGAAATTGTAGTATCTGAGGGATTGGTCGCAGACTTCTTGCAACCAGAAGATGTGATTGTCATGGATGCATCATGCCGTGATATTGATGAGTTCATTCAATCTACAGAGATTGCACACCGCATTAAGATGACAGTAGGCGCATTCAAGGCTCAGTTTGGTAAATCACCGCCAAAAGGTTCAAAGTCTTATGTGCAGACTGATGAAACCAATGTTGACGAATCCTACGATAAAAAAGACGTTGATGAAGATGACAAGATTATTGTTGTTTTCGAGGTGTGGAGCTTAAAAGACCTAACCGTTTACACGCTATGCGAAGGTGCAAAGCAGTACATTAGACCGCCTTATCAACCAGAATCACTAGGTGAGCAGTGGTATCCATTCTTTGGCCTACAGTTACGCCGTGTTGATGGTAAGAAATACCCACGATCAATGGTTGAGCAGTTAATTGAACTGCAAGACGAATACAATACACGCAGAACCAATGCGAAAGAACATCGCCGTAAAAACATCCCAGTAAGGCTAGTGAATAAGTCAGCCGGAATTACGGATGATGAAATTACTAAAATCAATGGTCGCAATATCAATACAGATGTGATTGGTGTTTCTGCTGATGATCCAGCTTCATTCCAAAACCAACTTGTAGGGTTGCCTGAGATTCCATACAACCCACAGATGTATGACACATCTGATGTGCTGTTTGATATGGAAAAGGTAGGTAATACGCAAGATGCTGCTAGTGGCGCTATTCGTGTGGCTAAAACTGCGACTGAGGCTGAGATTTCAGCAGCAGGTCAACAAGGCCGCACAGGTGAGGCGCTAGATGTAATTGAAGATTGGCTGACTGATATTGCTATTTATTCGGCGCAATTACTATTGCAGAACGTACAGCCTGAAGTTATCAAGCAACGCTTTGGTGAAGATGCTATATGGCCTGAGCTAGATAAGAAAACATTGTTTTCAATGGTCAACATTGGCATACGGGCTGGATCAACATCTAAACCTAACAAGATGCGTGAGCGTGACCAGTGGATTCAAATCATGCCTGAGATTCAGAAGGCGATTGAAACATTAACGCTTGCCAAGCAACAAGGCAATTCTGAGTTGTCAGAAGTCACAATCAACTTGCTAGATGAAACGCTAAAACGCTTTGATGAGAAGCTTGATGCTAAATCATTGCTAGGTTTGCGCGATGAAGAAGGCAACGATGTTGATGACCAACAGCAACAACAACCACAAATACCGCCAGAAGTTGAGCAGGCTATGCAGGAAATGCAAGCGCAGTTGCAACAACTTAAACAAGAGAACGAAGCATTAGTGCAAGAGAATCAATCTGCCAAGCAAGATAAAGATGTTAAGTTGCGCGAGTTGGATGTTAAACATCGTGAAATTGACTTAAAAGAGCGCGACGTTGCAAGCAAAGAGCAGGTGTCAAATGCAGAGGCGCAAGAAATTCAAGTGAACACGGATGCAATTAGCCAGGTTGTTCAAAGCAATGCTCAGATTGCAATGCGGGTAGCGCAATTAGTTGAAGTGGTTACAAACAAACCAGAAGAAGTTAAACAGCCTGAAACCAAAAGAAAGACCGCCAAAGCCGTTAAACAGGCTGATGGAACTTGGATTATGGAAAGTATAGAGGTAGAAGAATAATGTCAGCATCAGGCACCGGCTTTGGCAATGTTGAAGTCTTATTTAAAATGGATGAAATCACTGGCGAGAAGGTTCCAGTGTTTAAGTTCATGCTTGGTGGCCTTGGTGCGGATGGTGGATATGTATCAAGCGCGAATCCAATGCCTATTGCAGCCCCAGCAACTGGATTGCCTCTGTCAGTCGGTGCTGGTGTAGTAGATGAATTAAACCCATTACCTGTTTATATTGGCTCAGCAATTGAGACCACATCATCCTACCTAGAAGATTCACCACACACATCAGGTGACATGGGTATATTTATGCTTGGACTACGTTCGGACAGCGATGTACCAACTGCGAACGATGGCGACTATACCGCATTAAAATTGGATGAAGCAGGGCGTTTAAAAGTTTCAACGCAACCAGCCTCATATACTGACGCACAGGGCAACATTACTGCCAACGCTCAAACAGTATTTTTAAATGTTGACCGTTCAAGTAACGTCACTATTTCAATGGTGGCAACTTCATTGGTTGGTCATAACGCCACGTTTGAATATAGCAATAACTCAACCAACGGCATAGACGGTAACTGGTACGGTGTGCAAGTCGTGAGAACCAATGCCAATACGGTTGAAACCGCTACAGGTGTATTGGCAGCCACGCCAATTTATGGGTGGGAAGTATCAGTCAACGCCTATAAATGGTTTAGAGTTCGTGCAACAGCACACACTTCTGGCACAGCAGCATATAGCATCAAACAAGGCACGTATGCAACAGAGCCAGTGCCAGCGATTCAGGTCACAGGCACACAGCCAGTATCAGGTACGGTGACCGCAACAGTAGGCGCAGCAACATTGGCATTACCTACAACAGTTGCAGACGTAGCCAGTGCGGAATTGACAACAACCACAACAACGGCAGCACTTACACCAACTGCTGGTTTATCTTATAGCGTAGTCATTCCAGTAACGGTAGTTTCAGGCACAACACCAACGCTTGATGTCATGGTGCAGGAGTCAGACGATTCAGGCACTAATTGGTTTGATGTGTTTCAGTTCCCACGTATTACCGCAACTGGTATTTATCGCTCACCACCATTGAGACTGCGTGGCAATAGAGTTCGTTATGTGCAGACAGTAGCAGGGACAACACCATCGTTTACTCGCGCCATCAACCGTTTGCAACGTCAATGTACAACAGACCAGTATTGCCAGTTATTTGATAGAGCCGTATCACTCACAACGCTTAATGCAACCACTACAGCCTTAAACATACAAGGCACGAACAATGCCGATTTGGTGATTAACTTAGGCACAGCATCAACGCCACCAGCATTACAGCTTGAAGGTTCAGACGATAATATCAACTGGTATGCATTAGGCGCACCATTGACAGGTGTTGCAAGCTCAACCGTGAAGTTATCTGTGAACAATATCCGCTGTGGCTTCTTACGTGCGCGAGTTTCAACCGTAGGCGTGACCGTTGTTTCTGGCTATGTTTTGATTAAGGGGTATTAAGATGCAGATTAAAAGATTAGCGACAAATGAAGTTTTTGAGATTGATGGTTCTGTCAATAAGATTGTGCATTGCCATAGCTTTGTGAATAGTGAAGGTGTGACTATCACGGTTGACTTTGAAGAGAACACAACTGCCAATGCGGATTATGAAATAGTCGCCGAGCAATGATTCCGTTTTTCTTTTTTGGGTTCTTTGACAGCAGTGCGGAAGCACCGCCTGAAGATATAAAAACAAGCGCAAAAGTATCTCACTCTTTTGTAAAAAAAAGTTTTAACCTAATTAAAAGAAGCATTGAATCAACGCAGTATGTAGATGATTCATTAGCAGAGTTACCAAAATCAAAGAAAAAGAAATCTGTAAAAACAGCTAATGGCATTACATATAAACATACGCCATATTCAAATGAGTTTGTTAGTGCAATTGAGAATGCTCACCTAAGAACAAGCAAGCTACTCACAGATATTTCAGAAAAGAGCAAGGCTGATAGCGATAATAAAAAACTCAAAGAAAAACAAGAGCAAGAACGCAAGGAAAAAGAAGCGGCAGAGTTAGAGGCTAAGCGCTTACAGGATGAAGAAGATGAATCAATTCTTATGCTCATGTTTCAAATGATGTAGTTCGCGTATCGCATGGATTTTTATTCAGCATAGTAGATTGTCAGCACGTGATAACTAAGGTGCCGACCAAATGAAATTTAGCTGGATATTTGCTTTAATCAATTTTCTTACTCTGTTTGCTGTTGATGATGGAGGAGGCGCAGTTGATGAAACTGCAACAGATCAATCTACTACTGACACATCCGACATAGAAGAGCCGCCATCGTTAGGTGATGAGGTATGGGATGAGATAAGTTCAGATAATGGAGCGTCTGAAGAATATGCAACTGATGACAGTGCCAATGAAGAAGGCAATGACTCATCAAAAGAAGAGCCTGTAAAGAAAGAAGAGGCTGCGCCGGAGGCTAAAGATGAAAAGCAACCAGGCATTACTGATGACGACCTAAAGCCATTAGAGAGTAAAAATCCTGCAACTAATGAGCGATTCCAAAAGATTACCGAAGGTTATAAGGCTGAAAAAACTAGGGCTGATGCATTGGCTCAAGAGAATGAGCGTTTTAAAGGCTCATTTGAATCACTGAAACAGCTTGGCTTTAATGATGAAAATGCAGCAAACGATCTGGTTGAGTTCGCTGCATACCGTAATTTACTTTATTCAGGTAACGCTGAACAGTTCAAGGGCGTATTAGAAGCTCAAATAAAACAGTTTGAGTTAATGCATGGAAAACGCATTCAAGTAAGCGCTAGTGCATTGGATGCTTACCCAGAACTAAAGCAAAAAGTAAGTGATTTAGAGTTAGATGAAGATACTGCCATTGAGGTAGCAAGAGCGCGATCTGTTCAAGAAAGAGCCGGACGTGATGCTCAAGCGCGTAATCAGGCAGTACAAACAGAAGCGCAAAGACAGCAATCAATAGATTCTGCTGTGAGTGAAGTCACCAGTTTGCAAAGTAATTGGCAAAGCACTGATCCTGATTATCAGGCGGTATTGCCACATTTACAACCGCTTATGACTGAGATAGGAAGAACATATCCACCTCATTTATGGGCATCAACGATTGATATTCAATATAAGGCACTGAAAAAAGCCTTAGCTACAAATGTAAGACAGGCATCAACCACGCAGCCTTTAAGAGGTAATGGTCATATGTCTGGCAAGCCAGCTCCTACAAATACGCAGGAAGCTGTATTGCAGGCGATGGGGTTTGATGATTAACCCTGTTGCAAATGATTGTAAGCAGATTCATCAACTGCATTCAGGCTGTAATGGGATTCGCCTAACCGTTGAAATAGAAATTTTATTAAACACTTAGGAGAATTATTATGGCTTTAAATGCTACCGAGATTGCCAAGATTGGCAAGGTCGCCATTACCCATTATGGCAAAAACAAACCTATTGACCAGATTAACGTTGAACGTCCATTGCTTGATGCTTTGTTACCAAAGGCTAAAGATTTAATTGGTGGCGTTGATGGTTTTACATTGAACGTTTACAAAGGCAACGATGCTAACGGTCAATATTGGTCAGGCAACAGCAAGGTTACTTATAACTCACGCTCACCTAATGAACAGGCTAAGTTTAACTGGTCTAATTTCCATGATGGTTTTGTGCTGAATGAGGATGAGTTATTCCGCGCTGGTATTGCAATCAATGATGATGTTGGTCGCTCAACTGCAACCAAAGGTGAAGTTGTTCAATTAACTAACATGCTTGAATCAAACTTCATGGCATTGGAAGAAGGCGCTAAAGATTTCCATCATTCAGCATTATGGTTAGATGGCACTCAAGCAACTGATGCGCGTCCGGGTATTGATGCTTTGGTATCAACTACACCAACAGTAGGCACGATTGGTGGCATTGATGTTTCTGTTGCTGCCAATGCTTACTGGCGCAACCATGCATCAACTGGTTTGGGCACTACGCAAGCTGTATTGTTGGGAGCTTTAGAAACTGCAAAACGCAATATTCAACGTGTTAAAGGTCGCTTCACACATATCTTTGTGGGTGCTGATTTCTACGATGCTTTGCGTAATGCGATTTTGGCTTCTAACCAAACTCAAATCACATACGGCTCAGGCTCTAAGTTAAATATTGATATGGCAACGGACACAATCAAGTTCGATGGCATTCCATTAACTTACATTCCTGATTTCGATACTAACTTCGGTTTGTCTGCGCCAACAATCCCATGGGCTAAACGTTGCTACATGTTAAACCTTGGTGCTGGTGGTGTTGAATTACGCCGTGCTAAAGATGACTTCATGAAAATGCGTTACCCAGGTCGTCCTATTGACCAATATACGTATCACTTTGCTATGACCTCTAAATTTGGTCTTGGCATTGGCAAGCGCAATAGTAACGCTGTTCTATCTATTGCTTAGTAGTTAGATAGGTGAGGGGGAAACCTCTCACCATTTTTTGGAGTAAAAATAATGAAAGTTACAATTCCTTATCAAGTTGTTCTTGTTTGCCGCTCAGAGAATGAGAAAACACCTGTCACCGTATTGCCTCATGAAATTGAGATTCTCAAGGTTTTGCATGGTGATGATATTCGTGAAACTGATGCAGAGCCACCTTTAAAAGAAGCAACCTTTGAAACAGAAGATGAGTATGCTCGTTTGCAGCAATATTACAAAGGTAATCAAGAAGTATCTGATCCAGTGCGTCAAGCGCTTGGTACATTAAAAGATTTTGAAGAATCATTTGAAGCCGTTGGCAGCTCAGATGAAAAAGCCGCTTTACTTGAAGAAGCTTTAAGCCTTGGTATCGAGGCCAAGAAAACTTGGGGTATTGCAAAGCTACAAGCTGCAATTGCAGAAGCTAAAGGCTAGTATGTCTTTACCGCTTAAAAAGACGTTAGGCGAGATTCGCTCAGACATTCAAATCCGGCTAGGCTTCGGCATGGCTGGACAGTCTGGCATCGTGAATTCATCATTGATTGATTCTATGATTCGCTCAGCGCAAGACCAGTTATATGAGCAATTTGATTGGGCTGAACTTAAGTCAGTATATGAAAGAACTACTGGCGCAGATCAGCAGTATTATGATTACCCTACTGATTGCAATATAGAGAGAATTACTGGCATATTTGTTGTATGGGGAGGCCAGTATATTCCTTTAAAAGAGGGTATTGATGCAACCGTCAGAGGCGGCTCAGCTGGTGGAGTTCCTGCATTTTATGAACGCAGAGACCAGATAGAATTATTTCCGGTTCCAACAAGCAATGAGTACACGCTGCGCTTTGAGTACATAAAAACACTCAGCCCACTAAGTGTGAATAGTGATAGAACTAGCCTGCCAAGTCAGATTATCTATCTACATGCGCTTTCAAATGCTAAGGCTCATTATAGGCAGCCTGACGCTCAAACTTATGCAAGCCAATTAGATGCGCTGCTTAACAAGCTTAAATCAAAACACAGATCACGCTCTGTATGGGGCAAGGGTAGAGTTAGAAGTCCGTATGATTCTGTAACATCGGATCAGGACGTGTAGCATGGCAAAGACCATATCGTTTGATAGGTTTGATTTTGGTCTTGACCTAAGAAAGGGTGCAAGTACATCAGACGCTAACCGATTAAGGGTATTAAAGAACGCCTATACTACAGAAGGCCGCACTATTAGAAAGCGTCCCGGATTAACAAAAATAGCAACGCTTGAGGCAGGAACAACAGGCCTATTTGCAGGTAATGGAAAACTAAATACATTCTATGGTGGCACTGGAACTATTACTCATGCAAACGCATTATTTCAGTCACACAATACACGAAGCCCAACAACTCCAGCATTAGCAATATCAAAGGTACATTACGGAGATGTGTTTAACGGGTTCATGTATTCAGCGATTGAATATACAACAGGTGAGATTAAGCACCATTATCTTGATGGCGCTGCACCTGGTGCAACACATATTACAGATGCAAACTGCCCACATACTAAACAGGTTATAAAAATATCAAGCAAAATATGGGCTATTGGAACTAATGGCGACACCGTTAGATTCTGCAAGACCAATGCGCCTAGAGATTGGACAACTGCAAATGATGCTGGATTCTTGCCAGTTGGATTGCAGCAGTCAGGGGCTAATCAGGCCACCGCTTTAGGATTTTATACAAACCGCCTAGTCGTGTTTTTTGCAGATAGCTCTCAAGTCTGGCAGGTTGATGTTGACCCAGCAAAGCATTCATTCTTGCAAGCGGTTGATGTTGGCTCAATTTTGCCTTACTCACATTCAAATATGAGTGGCGATGTATTCTTCTTAAGTCCTGCTGGTGTAAGAACTATCACAAGGCAAGATGTAACAACTAATCTTATTGATGCAGATGTTGGCTCGCCAATAGATAGAGATTTGTTAGATGGTGATTTTATTGTATTAGCCAATGCCAAATCTCAATATTACAGAGGTGGCGGTCAATACTGGCTTTATTCAGGCAATAAGGCAATGGTTTATACATTCAGCCGAACATCAGGCGTATCTGCATGGAGCTTGTACGAATTCCCATACAGCATTGATTATATGGATGAGCTCAATGCTGAGTTATATATGCGATCAGGTGACAATGTTTATAAGTTAGACAGATCCGTTAAAACAGATGACGGTACAAATTATTCAGTCGATATTGAGCTTGCTTACCTAGACTTTAAAGCACCTGGTGTACTTAAGCATATTTATGCGATGGATTCAGTAGTAACAGGATCATGCGAAATTTCTCATAGATTTGACCCAAGAGATACAGCGCTTGTGACTAATCCTGCGGTAACAATTACAGGTGACACTCGCCCGGGTTATTTATATCCAGTTGAATTGTTAGTTACAAGCTTAGCGCCAGTATTGCGCAATTATGACGATCAGGATTTTGAGCTACATCAGCTTACGTATTATTTCGATAATTTAGCCGCGATTTAGAGCCTTATGACTACTCCATCCATTACGAAAACGACGATACAAGGTTTGATAGTTAATTCCTGTTATATCAGCCCATTCTTGAATCGTTCTTTTTTCACCTTCATGCTCAATGTATTGAGTGTTTGTTCTATTTCTAATTTGATCGGTCTTTGTCGCCCATCTGCAATTAGAAGGTTCATAGTTACCATCATTGTTAATTCTATCAATGCTGTGCAATCTGCTTGGGCGCAACCCCATATCAGAGATAAAGTTTTCAAACTTAAGCCATCTTTTGCATACTTTAATACCCCTGCCAAAATGAGCGGAATTTCTAGGGTGGTCAAGAGCGCATCTGGAAATCATTCCACCCCATATTTTATATTCATAACTCTTACACATGCCATGAGTATGCTTAAACTCTTTGTTTCTACTAGCTGTAATTTCTTTTCTCAAGCACCCACAAGAAAGGCTAACGCCATTGCGTATATTTGCAGACTGAAAAATCCTTTCAGTTCCACAGTCGCATCGGCAAAAATGCTGAGTTTGTCCATATTTAGCAGATTCAGCTTTAGAGATAACAGTAAGCCGCCCGTATTTTTTACCAACCATATCAATTATTTTGCTCATGTATTACATACTATATTGCAAAGTAATAAGTGTAAAGTGAATTTAATATGATCCGCAATGCAATTGAAGCCGATATTCCAAAGCTCGTTGAAATGGGTAAGCGTTTGCATGATGAAAGCACTTATAAGCATGTGACCTATTCACCAGAGCGCGTAGCTGCGACTTGTAGGCTAATGATGAGTAATGGCTTTCTTGTTGTTGCAGAGAAAAATGATGAAGTTATAGGTGTGATGATGGGCGATGTTCAAGTTGCTTGGTATACCACGGAACGCATGGGTTTTGATTTGACCTTGTATATTGAACCTGAATATCGCAGCGGAATGATGGCGATGAGAATGATTAAGCGGTTTGAGGAATGGTGCATAGCAATGGGTGCGACACAAATTAGACCGGGCATAGGAACTGGTGACCCATCTGTTACAAGATTGTATAAGGCGCTTGGTTACAAATATGTTGGTGAGCTGCTATTAAAGGATATTGATAAATGAAACAATTTGACCCCATATTTTTTACACCGCCTAGCGGAGATTCAAAAAAACCGCGCACTTTGTATAAAGGCGGCGGTGGCGGTGATGGTGGTGCGGCTGCGCGTAAGGCGGCTGAAGATTCACGCATTGCGGCTGCAATCAATAAGCTTAATCAAGTTTTTGGCATGGCAGAAGCTACACCTGATCCAGTAGATAGAAATGCGTTTGTTACTAAAGTGCCTATTCAAAATAATAACAATGGTTATTATGGAATGGGTGGGTTTAACGCATTTGGCGGTATGGGTATGGGCTCTATGAATCAGCAGCCACAAACCAAATCAGTATTTAATGATTCAGCATATAACGCAGCCGTAGCAGCAGCTCAAGCAAAAGCAGATAAGCTAAAAGGCGCAGCGCAGGCAAGAGAAAGCCTTTATTCAAAAATAGGTACAGATGCGACCAATACAGCATTAACAGACTTGAATAAAGAACGTGCAATTACTGAACGTGAACTTAATTTCATGTTGGCACGATCAGGTCTAAGTGGAGGAAGTCGTGATATTGATGCTAATAAAGATGTGCTAGATACGCATCAACAAGGCATATTAAAAGCATCAAATCTAGGATTGGAAAAATCAAATAATGCGCGTAGTAATGATGAGAAAACACGTGTTAATTTGATTAATAGCATTCATGCAGGGCTAAGTGATGGTGATGCAATGGCGCAAGCCTATCAGGGTATGGCAAACAACTCAAGACAAGCTCAGGATGAAGCCAATAACGCAACCCTATCAGGGTTCTTTGATGTGCTAAGAAGCAATCAAGAGAAGGCGCAATATAACCAAGGCTTGAATACTGCTGTCAGCACCGATGCGAATCTACAAGTAAAAAAATATGGCAATCTTGCTACAAAAGGCAATAACGGCACAATGGGTGTTGCATAGGAGAAAGTTATGTGTGAACCAACAACAATAGGATTAATAAGTGCCGCAATGAGTGGGGCAGGAACGCTCATGCAGATGAACGCAGCCGAGGATGCGGCAAGTAAGCAACAAAGCATTATCAATCAGGCAGCAGAGGAAACTTCACGCTTAAACACAAAAAAAGCTGACACGATCAATAAGTTTGCAGCAGATACTTTCGACCCTGCAACGCGCGATCAGCGCTATGAGCAAGCTGCGATTAAGAATGAATCAAGTCTTTCTGATGCTCTTCTTAGTGCAAATGGCGGTAAAGAGGGTGAAGTTAATCAAGGCGCAGAAGGCAATCTTTCTAATGATTACGTTAGAAGTAAAGCGTCTGCTACAGCTAGTGCAACAGATGATATTTTAAAGCGTGCAAGGCTTATGGCGAGAAATAATGCCACTGGTCTTATGTATGGCGATGAATCTCTTAAAGGTGGTAAGCTTGCTAGTGATGTTGGTTTGATTAATGGAAGCATGCAGCGCACTAATAATGCAGCTAGAACCGACTTGAGCGGCGTTAGGAATAATGGATCATTGGCAGGTGGGTTGCTTACTGGTTTGTCAGGCTCCGTTGGAAATATATTAAATAAACCAGTAATACTAAATGCGGCTGGTAAATAATATGCAAAACAACACTAATCTTGGAATGTCATTAGGCAAGATGCTTGCTGGCGCATTTGATGGGTCTGCTAAACAAAAAGGCATGGAAGAAGGTTATCGCATTAATTCTTACAAAGCCTCTGCCGATAAAAGCATGGCTGAAGCAGAGCAAACTCGACAAGAAACTGAGGCTCGCAGCGATGGTGGCCTTGCTAAAAGTTTAGTTGCTGGCATGCAGAACGGTATTAATGGCGATAATGTAGCTAATGATTTTAATGCATACCTAAAAGGTGAATACAAACCAAGAGAGCAACAAGGGCCAGCTATGGCACCCGGCTCATATATGCCTGCACCTGAATATGTGAGTAAGTTTCCTGAGTTGCAACAGAAGTTTTCTGGATTAAAACAAATGCTAGCTTTAGGGGATAAGAATCTATCTAATCTGCCAAAAGCATTGCAAGGTGAGCAGCGCAATAACATCACCAAAGATTTAGTTAATGCAACACCAGAGCAGGCCGCAGTCATTGGACAGCGCACAGCTGCAATGGAGGGCAACGTTAATCCGCTTGAAATGATGAAGGCCGCTTTAGTTCATGGCCTAACTAATGGTAAAAATTCCCCTGATGCACAAAATGCTCTATTACTTTCACAGGGTAAAACTCGCTTTGATAACATGGGTGGCACAGGAACTTTTGACTTGCTAACAGGAGACCAATCGCTTAATGAACTTGGCTTAAGTGGTGTTCAGGAGAATAAAGCGCAAGCAAACCAAGCAAATGCTGGAGCCAATGAAAATAATGCTCAGGCTAATTTAGCTGGCGTGCGGAGTAAGAATATTAAAGAAGGTAAGGGCGATGGATCCAATGCTCAATTAAAAGACTTTGCGCAATTACGCGATGATATGCGCGCAGATTTTAATGCCCAATATCCAATCAATAGCATGACAGGAACACGCAAAGGCGCACCTGCATTTGCTGATTTTCAAAAGTCATGGCTGAAGCAATACAACATTAATGAAAATGATTTCTTTCGCGCTGGAAATGTTAATCAAGAGCCAACTGCACCAACGAAGGCTAAATCAAACCCTGCATATCAAGAGTATTTAGATGCTTATAAAAAGTATGCCAATGATCCGGTTAAACAAAAGGCATTAACTGAGTATGCTCGTAAGAAAGGCATTGTTAAATAATGGCGCTATTAGATGATTTTGAGGCAGAGTATTCTAAACCTAAAAACAATTCACTTATCAATGACTTTGAATCAAGCTACAAGCCGCCTAAATCATTTAAAGACAAAGTTTATGATGTAGCAAATAGTTTATTTAGCAATGATGTTTCAGTCGTTAAAGGAATGGATGGTACTCAACAAACTGCTAATACAGGGTTTAACGACATTCCATTATCTAAAGTGCTACAGGAAAATGCGCAGCCTAATAACCTTCAAGCAGGGTCAAAGATTGTAGATGGTCTGAGTGGGATTGCAGAAGTTGGTGCTAGAAAAGGCTATGCAGGTATTGGCAGAATCGAGGCTGGCGCATTAAAAATTCTGGCTGATGTGCTTAACTCAGATGCTTTATCAAACACTGCAAAATCACAGCAAGACTACGCACGAAGCATTGAAAATGGGGCGGTATTACGCGGTAAGCCAATTGAAGGTTTTGCGAGAGAATCCATTGTTCAAGATTTACCGCAAGCTGCATCAAACGCCATTGGCTCATTTATTACAACTGCTCCATCATTAGTCGCTGGTGCAATTGCACCAGGATTAACTTTCCCTGCAATGTTTGCTACTTCTGGCGCGCAGGAATATGGACAAGGTAGAGAATCTGGTTTAAATCCTGCTGGCGCAGCATTACGCGCAATTCCGCAAGCAGCACTTGAAGTCGTCGGTGAGAAAGTTGGTGGAACTGGTCAATTAGCAGATGCATTACATGCCGCAGTTAAAGGTAATGGCGTAGCTGGTTTAGGTTCTGCCATGATCGGAAGTGCATTAAAAGAATTACCCGGTGAAGAATTAACAACAACAGGCCAGTTCTTAGTGGATAAAGCGCCTGGCATTGGTACTAATCAAGAGGCTGGATTAAATGAATATGGTCAGCAAGTAAAAGATACTGCGCTTGCTACATTATTGCAGTCAGGCGCAATGGCGGCAGGAGGAAAAGCATTAAGTTCAATACAGCCAACACCGCAAACAGCACCGTTGCCGCAATCAGTACCAGAAGCTTCACCAGCGCCACAGGTTGATACCACTAGCGTACTAGATGCAATCAATAAAGCCAATGAGCTTACTAAGCAACGTTTAACCATTAGTAATGGCACGGAAGATACATCGTCATCAGATGACGCTTTAGCTGCACAAAAACAAGCTGAATATGACGCGCAGCAAACTACTCCAACTAATAACTTACTTGCAGAGTTTGAAAATGAACAATCCAGAAATCCTGCCGCATTGGTTGCAGACAGCTTGCCACTTGAATCTAATAACGGAAGCGGAAGCGTGGCAGATTTACCTGCTGAGCCTGCATCAAGTGGAATCAATGCCGATTCATCTTCACCAAGCGACACGAACAGTTTACCTACTGACATTGCCAGTACACGGAGTAATGCAGTAAGTACAATTAAACCAAAGAAAAAATCAGGCACTTTACTTACAAAATTAAAAGACTTGGGCGGTGTTAAGCTATCTGAAAAACTTGATGTTACTGGTCAGGATAAAAGTTTTGCACCTGGTGGTTACAACCAAGTATTCACCAATAAATCTAAAGCCTCGCTTAAAGGATTGATTGAAGGTGGTGGCCTAGATGCATTCTTACCACCAGCAATGCGCCTAGAAACAAATGGCATGAATGATGCAGCTTTTGATTCTACAGAGGCGTATGATTATCTTGCTGACAAAATTCGCAATGGCGAAAAAGTAATCTCTTTTGATGCAGAGCAGGAGATTAAATTTAATAAATACTATGCAGAGGACAATGCTAGTGTTCAAAGCGATCACGATTTAGCAGATGCAAAACTTACTGAGGATGAAATCAATGAGCAACTCCAACTCGCAGGATATAGAGAAAGAGAAACTACTACGCAGGCTAGAGAGTTTGACGCCAGAAACACGGATAGAATTATTGCTGGCAGTGAGAGAGACCAAGCAGGAGCGCAAAGCGGAGGAATCAGCCAAGCGCAGACCGATGAAGTCACTAGGCCAGAAGTAAGTGCTGCACGTGATATTGTCACGCAGATCGTTAAAAGACGTGCCGCAGCTAACCAGATAGGTAAATCAAAGCCATTTGATACCGCATTACAACTCGCTAAAGATTTCATGAATGGCGAAAGCGTTAACCCTAATAAATTCAAAAATGCAGCGATATTATTTAAGAATGATCCGCTGCTATCAGAACATTTCAATAAACTGCATGAGCTTGCTAAGCCTCAGGCTAAAGTGGCGCGTATTGAAAAATCAAATGCTATTGATAGCTATAAGAGAATTATATCCTCCGCTACTAGCGCAAAAGAGTTACAAGTCATTGCACGTGATATTCAGGATGATGAAAGCCTAACCGATGCTCAAGCCCAAGCCTTAGATGATATTGTTTTTGAGGCTCAAGATAAATTAAGTGAAGGTGACAATGTTAGCAACACTGAAGTTACTACAAGAATTGAACAGCCTAAGAGTAGCACCGATTTGCTTGGAGACAATACAGCAGCGAAGCAGGCTATTGCAGATGCAGAGCGTGCCAAAGATGCTAAAAGAAACTCAGGAAATGACAATCAAGACACGTTCAATTTAACTGGTTCCAATAGCGAAGCAGACCAAGCGGCAGCAGCAGGCGCTCAGGATTTATTCTCGCAGCCAAAAAAGGTAGAGGGCAATATATCTGACTTTGGCGAAAAGCTAGAAGGCGCTAAAAAAGACCTTTGGAAGAACTATAAAAAATCAATGTCAGAAGAATTGCCTGCTGATTTATCACAGGTGACAGTTTCAAAATACTTTCCTGAACCTGACTACGACAATCTAATAGCAAGTGGCCTAGATATTCGTGCCATTGCTGCTATTAAAGCGATGCGTGATGAGATTCCTACTAAGCCAAAATTAAAATATAAACTAAGGCACTGGGCTGACAATCTCACCATATTACGTGAGACCGCTAATAGCCTAATCAATGGGAAATTAAGCATTGATAAAGTCATTGATGAATTTAGAAAAGGAAAATTAACCCCTAAATTTGTAGAAAGAATTGAGTTATATGCTGAACTAGGTTATCCAGCATTTAAGTCTGCAAAGGGTTGGTCTATTGAAAGTGGATGGAATGACTTAAATAAAGATGGAAAAACAATCTCATTAGAATATCCAAATGGCAATCGCCAAATGTTTATTACTCGTGAAGCTGCGATTGAAACATTGCGCGATAAACTTGCAATAGAGCCTGAAGGTGCAGAGCGCAAAGTTAAGCTAGATATTTATAAAGTTACTCGCACTGGTGAAATAGTTATCGGTAAAAAGGTAGCATCAAATAAATATATTGATTTAAAAGGTGGCTTTAAAACAGCTAAAGAAGCAAGGCTTTATTTAGCTGAAAATGAATCTGAACTGTTAACTGCGCTTGAGAAGGCTAAAGATGTAAGGCCAGAGCGTAGAAGTGTCAACAATCCTAGAGTTGGTACTGATTATCGACAAGGTGATGATGTAACACCAGAGAAATTTGCTTCTGAGTATGGGTTCAGAGGCGTTCAGTTTGGCAACTATGTTGAGCAGTCACGTAGGAATAAAGACTTAAATAATGCTTATGATGCTTTATTAGATCTATCTCACATCATTGGAATACCGACTAAAGCAATATCACTCAATGGATCATTAGGGTTAGCTTTTGGTGCGCGTGGAAAAGGTGGTAAGCGTCCTGCTGCCGCACATTACGAATCTAGCGAAGTAGTCATTAATCTTACTAAAGTTAATGGCGCTGGATCATTGGGGCATGAATGGTGGCATTCTTTAGATAATTACTTATCTAAATCACGTGGTGAAAATAACAAATTTGTTACACAGAACCCTAATGCAAATAAGAGTTATATTGATGGCAAGTTTGTTGATGATGCTTCTATAAGGCCAGAGTTGCTTGCTGCATTTAAAGAATTAATGAAAGCGATTAAAGGTTCTGATTATTACACTCGCGCAGCTAAACTTGATGGCGCTCGTAGTCAAAATTATTGGTCAACCAGTGAAGAGCTATCTGCCAGAGCATTTGAAGCTTATCTAATTACTAAAGCCAAAGAGAATAATAACTCTAATGACTACTTAGCCAATATTGAAGATGAGGAAGTTTACAAAGTCTACAATGAAATGGCTAAAGAAACTGGTGACAGGGAGGATCCATATCCGTACCCTACAGCAGATGAACAAAAAATCATCAACCCATTATTTGACGCTTTATTTAATACATTAAAGACCAAAGAAACAGATACAGGCATTGCGCTATTTAACTCTAAAGAGGTTGATGATAGGCCTGCAATAAACAAACAATCATTAGATCGTGTCATTGCCACCATATCTGCCAGGCAGCCTAGTAGTAAGACAATTATAGTTGCGCCTACTTTTGATTCTTTGCCTTCTGAGATAGTAGCGTATGCCGAAAAAACAGGCTATGACAATACTAAAGAACGCATAACTGCCGTAGCTTATAAGAAAAATATATATTTGGTTCAAGAGAATATCCGTAATGAGTTAGAAGCGGAAGAATCAATCATACATGAACATATTCATGACGTACTACAAAGTCAAGGCAAGGATTCCTTAGTCGATGCAATGAATGCATTATATGAGCGTGTTGGTCGAGGTGAAGGTTTGTTGCGCATCGCTAATAAGGTTGGGTATAAATTTGATAATTACCGTAAGCAGGCAGCAACTTTGCCAGAGCGACAAAGAATTGCACTTTACGTTGAGGAATTTTTAGCAGGTGTTGAGGGGAATCGTGCATACGATAGCTTACCTGCTCGCATTACTAATGCAATTCGTGAGTTTTGGGGCAGTGTACGTGCATGGCTTAAGGATAAAGGTTACACCAATCTAGCAAGCAAGTTAGGCGCTGATCTTGAAAACTTCACAAAATCAGACTTGGCCTACTTACTTAAACAGGTACGTGAAACTACACCTAGCGGAAATGCGCTGGATAATATTAGATTTAATCGCATTCCTATTGATGAAAATACCACTAATAAAAAATCATTTACTGACTTGGATTTTGCAAATCAGCTAATCCCTAAATCCGTTCCATATTTATTAGGTAGAGACGCATTAGGCAACATTAACTTTACCGCTGGTAAACGTGCGAAAGATTTTATACACGCAGTAAGCCGCCCTCTGGCAATTAAGGCAGGAATGGCAAATGCACCATTGGCTTTACAAAAGATGATGAATCAGCAAAAAGCTAGTATGGCGAAAGCTATGAGAGCGGCAGGTGATATTGCTGAAACTACTAAGAATATGAGCGTGAACGAGGCTAATTTAATTGGTCGAATGATTGTAGGTGAAATGTACCATGATGATGTTCCACCAGAACATGCTATAAAAATAGCGGCAGTTGTAGAGCAGATGTTTAAAGATCAGGGTGAGCGTAAAGTTGAATTGGGGATGCTGGATGCTGCGAAGTTAGAAGAAGGAAACTATTTGCCGCGTTATTACAATCGTAGTGTTGACCCCGAGTTGAAGGGTATTAAAAATGTATTCAAGCGTGCTTTTAGGTCTAATGCTGTGCAGGGTCTTAATAGTGGTTCAAACAAAGGGCGCGGACAATCTAAAGTGGTTACTGTTGCTGAGCTATCACAATGGCAATCTTTAGGCTGGGAAGTGCGAGATAAATCTTATGAAGCACGACAGGCTCAGGATAAGTTAGATTTAAGCAAAAATGGCAAGCCATTACCAGATAGCGGAAATGTACGGATATGGCGTGATTATGACCAAAGCACACGTAAGCAGATGGGTGAGATTGAAGATTTTAGATTGCGCACAGTGTTAGGCTACATTTCATCACAAAGAGATATAGCGCTTGGCACTATGTTTAAGCAGATTGCAGAGAATGCAGAATTTTCTAACCATACTGGCGGTGAAGGATTTACAAAAGTTCCAGATACCACTATTGCTGAGAGTAATGTAAAAACCTATGGCGCGCTATCTGGCATGTATGTAAAAGATGAAATACTCAGCCACATCAATAAGTATGAAGCAAATAATAATGAGTTCTTAAAATACTATAAAGCTGCGCTTTCTAAGTGGAAGGAAGGTAAGACGGTACTTAATCCTGTCTCTCACATGAATAACTTTGTCTCCAATTACACAATGGCTCACCTTGCAGGGGTTAGTTATTGGGATGGTGAAAAATATTTATTTGCGCTTAAAGAAATGTCTGGGAAAAGTAAAGACAATGGCTATGTTCAAGAGGCAGAAGATGCAGGATTGTTTGAAGGAGGAATGACGCAAGTTGAATTTATGCGGAACATGCCACCTGAAATTAGGAAAATGGCAGATATTGCAGAAGATAGCCCTGCATTAAAAACAGGCAGGTTTATATGGAAGCTTGCATCACTTGGATTAAATGAGAAAGCAGGAAAACTTTATACTTTGGGCGATAGCTTCTATAAATATGTAATTTATAGAGACGCTAGAAACAAAGGATTAAGTCCTGAAGATGCGGTAATTTACGCTACAGATTATATCTTTAACTATGATGACCTGCCATCAACGGCTAGAGGCATTCGTGATTATGGGATTCCATTTTTCAGCTATACCTATAAAGCCCTGCCTCGTTTAATGGATAGTGCGCTTGAGTACCCTTGGCGCTTTGCTGCCCCTGCAACAATCATATCAACAATTAGCGCACTTACTTATGCGGCGCTGGCTGGGGATGATGATGATTGGTGGCTAACAGCTGCGTTAAATGGTTCAATGAACGCTATTCTAAATGCCTATACCTTTGGCGCATACGGCGATAAAGAAATTATTACCAAGGGTGAAAAATTAGAAGCCTCAGAAACTAAAAATCTCCCAGAATGGGATAAGGGGAGGTCTATATTTGGAACTCAGAAAAACCTAAGGCTAGGCACAGATGAAAAAACTGGCTTGCCTGTTTACGATAATATTTATCGCTTCATGCCAGGCGGCGATATGTTGGACAGTAATAACGAAAAAGGAGGCGTTGGAATATTCGCCCCATTTATGCCAAGTTCACCAATGTTTAGTATCTATTCATCTATCGTCGATAATAAACAATGGAATGGTAAAGACTTGGTGGACAGTAATGATACAAATAAAGAGCGGGCAGAAAAATATGCAGATTGGGCTTGGAAATTTGCCATGCCAAATATTGCAATAGGTGGCGCACACTTTGATAGATTAATGCAATCAGCAGCACAAATGGCAGATACTACTATTGAAACGCCATTTAAGGACTATACCGGATATGGTAAAGATGGCCTGCCAGTGCAGCCTAAATATGCGTCACTAAATACTATTGGAATTAAGGCAAGGCCGATTGATTTAGAGTTATCTGCTGATATTGCGCAAGGTAAGGATGGAAAGGAATTATCAAGTCTAAAAGCTGAAGCAAGACAGCTCGCTAGAATGCTCGATAAAAAAGCAGTTAGCCAACGAGAGTATGATCGCAAGCTGCAAGAGATACTGGATAAAGCCGAGGTTATTCAAAGCAAATATTAATCGCATGGGTTTTTAGCTCATCTACTAGCATACGGTAAACAACAGGAGTTACCGTATGTCACAAGCACCTAATTACACACCAGCAGTAAGTTTTGCAACAGAAGAGACTAATTCAGTAGCAGGGCGGTCAACAGTTAGAACTGTGGCAATAGACACAGAGTTAGCTAACGCATCATCTTCAATCAATGCAATTAATACTAATCTTAAGTTATTGCAGAGAGATGATGGAAAGCCAAAAGACTTCATTATTGAGCCTTATGCGCTATCAGAACAGACGAGAGCCTTAATTTCTGCTGGTGGAAATCCTAGAGGAATATGGAATGCAGCTACATCCTATTCAGTCGGAGACTGCGTAACAAATACAGGGTTTGCCTATTTATGTGTTTCAGCACATACCTCATCAAGCGTTTTTGATTCAAATCTATGGATGTCAATTTCAGGGGATGGATCAGCAGCAGCATATGCAATTGATTCAGCTGCTAGTGCCGCCGCCGCACTTACATCAGAAAACAATGCAGAAACGGCAGCGTCAACAGCAACTACAAAGGCAAGTGAGGCTAATGCATCAGCAATAGCTGCATCTGGAAGTGCAACAAACTCTGCTAACTCTGCTATTGCGGCACTAGCAAACAAAGTATTAACTGATTCAAATGTTACTGCATCAAATGACAGTGCAGCGGCGGCCTTAGCCAGCGCAAATGCAGCAGATGTTTCAGAGGCTAACGCAGCGCAAAGTGCTATTGATGCTCAAGCTTCTGTTGGTGCCGTAAAAGTATCCGCAACCGACACCGTAGCTACGCCTCTTGAAACTGCACTTCAGGCTGGTTACGGGGCTACTTTCACAAAACAGAACCCTAGCGCAAATGAAGTATTACGGATTGATATTGATCCTTTAAGCGCATTCAAAAAAGCCGACATTAAAACAGTCGCATTCATTAAAACTGGTGCTGGCACTATCTCGATTAAAGCAGGTGCAAAAATTGAGGTGGCTGATACCTTACAGGTTTTTGCAGCGCAAACAGCCATTGTTATGCCAACCTTAACCGCTGGTACTGACTATGCAATCTATGTATGTACGGATGGCACAGTGAGAGCGGATGCAAGCTTCACTGCGCCTAGTGGTTACACCATTAGCAATAGCCGTCAGATAGGTGGCTTTCACTATGCGCCCGGTGGCAATGCTGCGGCACAAGCAGGGGGCAATACTACCCCTGCCATTAACGAATACTCAATTTGGGATTTAAAGTTTAGACCTGCCTGCTCAGACCCACGCGGTATGGCTTTAATTGCTGATAGCTTTTGGGCTGATATTTACTTACTTGGTGTGGATTATTTAACCAACGGCTCAAGCAAATACAACGTATCTATTGCAGATGGTTCAGCGCCGCCTAAACGTTCAACGCTATACGGTGGCAATGGCACATTAACTTATGCCGATGGTAACTGGTGGAATCTCAACGAGGCATTGAAGCATGTAGGTAAACGCAGCCCGACTTATTCAGAGTTTTCAGCACTGGCTTATGGTACGACTGAAGCCACTTCTAGCGGCGGTACTGACGTGCCAACTACTGGCGTATCAGGCACAGGTGCAACGAGTGCATGGAATCTATTTACCAGTAAGTTTGGTGTTATTCAAGCCACTGGTTGTATGTGGATTTGGGGTGATGAGTTTGGGGGTGGCGCGGCGGCTGCGTCTTATGTTGCTAACACGCAAGGGCGTGGTAGCACTTACCAAATGGAGAACGCCGTGCTTCTCGGGGGCTACTGGGGTGGGGCTGCGGACTCCGGTTCTCGCGCTTCGTACTGGGGCAACTCGCCGGCGCTCTCGTACGTGACCGTCGGTGCGCGCGGCGTCTGTGACCACCTGACCCTTGTATAGGAGGGGCGAAAGCCCCGACATTAATCTAATAGAAAGTGAGATATGGACTTAGTTGTTGACCAAGAAGTGAGCTACGAACAAATGGCTATCGTGCAAAAGTACGAGACTGTCATTAACTATTGCTACCCTATCGCGCAGAATATGGCGCGTAAACACGGTGTTGCGCGTGATATGTTCATTCGCGCATTACTAGGGCAGGTAGAGCTTTTTGACCAAGCAGGTAAGTCTAATCAAATCTCAAAAGTTTATGCCGCAGATGCAGGGTTAGCTAATCTGCGGTTTTGGTTTCGCTTTATCTCAGGAAACAAACTCCGGGGCATGACCATTCACCAGTACCAAGTAGCTTTAACTTTGCTTGCGGAGGTGGGTGCCATGGTAGGTGGTTGGATTAAACGAGTGAAGCGGAAAGGGCAACATGGGCAATAACGCCGTGCTTCTCGGGGGCAACTGGAATGAGGCTGCGAACTCCGGTTCTCGCGCTTCGAACTGGAACAACTCGCCGACGAACTCGAACGTGAACATCGGTGCGCGCGGCGTCTGTGACGATGTAATAAAAGAGGTTAGTAATACGCTTTGCCACATCTACGGGGTGGCAAGCAGGCCTAGTAAAATAATGTGGTCAGCCATGTTGTCCTGCTTCGGCGAATACACTAAGAGGTTCAGCACACCGCCGAGTATCCCTATTGGGAGAAAGGCGCGGCTGGCATATCATGGGTAAACGCTATAACAACTTAATCGAGCGCATCGCCAGTATAGAAAACCTGCGCGAAGCGTACCGAAAAACCGCCTTAAATAAAACAAAGTCATTCGGCTACTTGGATTTTAGAGAGTATGACGAAGTGAACTTGCTACGCATTCGTGAGGCTATTCTCGCAGGTGCATGGCAGCAAGGCGAGTATCGTCAATTTATTGTATATGAGCCTAAGGCTAGGCTTATCTCAGCCTTAGATTTTAAAGACCGCTTAGTGCAGCATGCGCTAGTGAATGTGGTAGGTGACATATTTGATAATGCACTGATGCCTAATACCTTTGCTTGCCGTACTGGACTAGGTACGCATGCAGGCGTGTGCTTTGTACAAAGCCAACTACGCAAGACAGAGGCTACTCACTTTTTAAAAACAGATTATGCCAAGTTCTTTCCGTCTATCGACCTAAGCGTACTGCACGCCATGATTGAAAATAAAATCGTGTGCGATAGAACAATGAATCTTATCCGCTCAATGGTGCCTGCTACTGGCTTTGGCTTGCCTATTGGCAGCTTAACCAGTCAGATATTTGCAAACCTATACGGTAACGCTGCGGATAGGTTCTTGCACTTTAACTTAGGCCACCGTGCATGGGCTAGATACATGGATGATATTGTCGTGGTTTCTAAAGACGCTGGCCTGCTGAAAGAAACAAAGACCGCACTTACTGAGTTTAGCGCAAGCGTACTGAAACTCACGATCAGCAAGTGGCAAGTATCGCCAGTAAACAAAGGCATTAACTTTTTAGGCTATCGCATATGGCCTACACACAAACTACTCAGAAAATCATCCGTCACTCGCGCTAAACGCAAGATTGCAAATTACTCCGCTCACAACGAGCAAGACCGATTAACCCGATTTATCGCTTCATGGAAAGGCCACGCAAGTTGGGCTGATTCACATAATTTACTTAACCATTTGGAGAGCCACTATGCGCTTAATTAACACGCGATCAGACTTAGACGCCATTGCTGGAACGCCTGAGCATGATGCTTTTATCAATGTGCTAAAAGGCTCTATCTATCGCCTTGAGAAAAACGATACTGCACAGCAATGGGTATTAATAACAGATACCACAACTATTGAGAAGTACGGCTTCACCGTGGCTGATTTTGCAGACCTAACGCCGCCTAAGGTTCCGGTATATGTGGCTGATCCGGTAGCAGTTCCGCAATCAGTCTCTATGCGATCAGCTCGCTTGGCCTTGCTTCAGGCTGGCGTGTTATCAACAATCAATACAACAATTGCCAGTATGCCGGGTGTAGAAGGTGACGCTGCGCGCATTGAATGGGAATACGCACAAGAAGTACGCCGTGATAGTGCGCTTGTGCTATCACTTATCCCATTGCTAAACATGACAGACAGTGAGATTGACGGGTTATTCATTCTGGCAGGGTCGTTATGAAATACCTCTACTGGTTAGCGCTTTTACCGTTCTCTTTTGTGGTGGGTGTGCTCGGGCGTATCTTATCGCCTGTCGTTTGTTTATTCATCAAGCGAGATCCTGTGCTAGATACCGTTAAACGTTTAGGAAAGCAGCGCGCAAAACTTGATCGTGACCGCTTAGTTTGGTGGCTGACTTGGTTTGATACCGATGATAACTGCACAGATGAATATTGGTATGGATGGTATGACGAAACCAGTACAAAGACGCAGCAATACTATGACACGCACATAGTTTACCGCTGGTATTGTCGGATTATGTGGATTAACCGTAACTCGATGTACACGTTTAATCGCAAATTCTTTGGGCTGCCTAAAGATAGTAAATTAGCATGGCAATACAAAGCTGATATTCCGCTATGGTTTGGCTATTACAACTCAGTGAATATCGGGTTTAAGTCTCACAAAGGCATTGATAGATTGATGCTTGCAGGTAGGTTATTAGGTTTAAGAAAACAAAAATAAAAGGGGGTATTACGTGGAAGCGCAAACAATCATTAACGTGGCAATAGGCTTAGCTGGTGGCCTAGGGGGGTGGATTTTGAATAATCTTAAATCATCTATTGATGAACTTCGTAAGGCTGATTCAATGCTTGCCGATAAGGTTCAGCATATCGAGGTATTGGTGGCTGGTACATATGTGAAGCGTGATGACATGGACAAGCTAGGATCTGCGCTATTCGCAAAGCTAGACAAAATAGAATCGAAGCTAGACGGTAAGGCTGATCGCTAAATGATTGAAGCCACACTTATCACTCGCGTAGATAGCAACGAGCAAGGCACGCTCGGCAATCTATCCATGCTTGGTAAATCGTGGTTTACGCTTGAATTGCCATGGTTTGATAACGCGCAAGGTAAGAGTTGCATACCTGAGGGTGTATATACAGTGCGCTGGACAAAATCACCACGCCTTAAAAAATATACCTATGAGATTGTAGGCGTGCCAGATCGTGCAGGCATTCGCATTCACGGTGGGAACTTGGCAGGAACAACACCGAAGTACATTACCCATAGCTTAGGGTGCCCATTGCTTGGGTATAAGGTTGGAACAATCAGAGGTCAGCGCGCGGTATTAGATAGCCGTAGGGCGGTGGCAGATTTTGAAAGACTAGGCAATAAGCAAACAATAAAATTGGAGGTTAAAAATGTTTGATTTACTTTTAGGTGGTTCAACTGGTGGCGTACTTGGTGTGGTAGGCGCACTTTTTAAGCATGGATTAGAAGCTTACCAGGAGCGCAAAAAAGCAGAGGCCAGTCTGTTATTGTTGCAAGAATCTAACAAGCATGAGCTTGCAATGGCAGATAAGCAAGCTGCACTGATAGAGCTAGAGGCCAAGAACGCTGTCACACTCGCAGAGCTTAATGCTTCGCGTGATATTGATGTTGCAAGCTACAATGCACTGGCTAGTTCTTACGATGCAGACAAAGCAACTTATTCAGATGCCAAAACGTCAGGCTGGATGATCGCAGTAGATGCTGCGAGAGGTTTTATTAGACCGTTCCTTACCTTGATATTCAGCCTATCAATTATGGTCATGACGGCATGGCTATGGATTAAAGTTCCTGATACTATGACGGGTAATCCTGATTTTTTAAAATCTACATTTTACAGGTTGCTTGATGCTCAGATATTCTTAGCAACTAGCGCGGTTGGTTGGTGGTTTGCTGCAAGGCAAATTAGCAAATAGTGGGAAAATAACGGGAAATGCTCTTAAATCCGCATGGTTACTTGTTTATTGGTGCCCAAAAGAGGACTCGAACCTCCACATCTTTCGATACTAGTACCTGAAACTAGCG